ATCGGCGACATTGAGGCCTGTGGCACGGTTTCCACCGGTGCCCTTCCGGCCGTCCCGAAGATTGCGGCCACGAGCATCTCGCTTGGTCTGGTGGCTCAGGCTCTTGCTCAGCTCTCTGACGAGGCCGCGAATCCGGTCATCATGATGAACAAGGCCACGTGGGGTGCGTTTAAGGCCGTGCAGGCTGAAGGCAATTATGGCTATGATCCCTTCGAGGGTCTGCCGGTTGTGTTCAATGACACCATCGCGGCATTCTCCGCAGCTACGACCGGCGTGACGTATGCCATCGTTGGCGACCTTGGCGTTGGCGCTCAGGCGAACTTCCCGAACGGTCAGGAAATCGAGATCAAGTTCGACGACAAGACCAAGATGGAGTACGACCTGATCCGCATCCTCGGCCGTGAGTTTGTTGGCCATGCGGTTGTCGCTCCGAAGGCGTTTGTCAAGATCACGCACTAAGTAAACAAGTGGAGGTGGGAGCTCTTGAGGGTGTTTATTGCTGTTCCGTCGATGGATATCGTGCCGGCCCTTTTCTGCCAGTCGTTAGCGCTGCTCCAGAGGGCCGGTGATACAATGATCGGCTTCGAGGTCGGATCGCTTGTCTACAACGCGAGGAACAACCTTGCGCGGCAAGCGATTAAGGCCGAGGCCGATTGGGTGCTCTGGCTTGATTCCGATATGGTCTTCTCGCCGGATTTTTTGCAACGGATGTTAAAGGTCTGCATGGAAAACGACATCGATTTCCTGACAGCGCTATGTTTTCGGCGAAAGCCGCCATACACGCCGACGCTTTTTGACCGGCTCGAAAAGGTAGACAAAGGCGCCAGCTATACGGCGCTGATGTCTGTTCCGGATGGCCGGTTCAAGGTCGGAGGGTGCGGCTTCGCCGGCGTGCTGTTGTCAACGGACGTCCTTCTCTCCGTCGCATCGAAGTTCGGGCGTATGTTCGACCCGATCGACGGCTTCGGCGAGGATCTGGCGTTTTGCTGGAGAGCACGGCAATGCGGATATGACATCTGGTGTGATTCAGATATCGAGATGGGACACGTGGGCCAGACCATTGTGACGAGGGCTTATTTTGAGGCCTACGACGAGCAAAACAACCTTCATGGCTCTCAGCCTGACGAATAAGAAGGAGGGCGCGAGATGGCCTTACTGGATAGTGTGAAGGTGGCGTGCCGTATCGCGTCCACCGCTTACGATGACGAACTGAACGAACTGATTGACGCCGCTCTGGCCGATCTGGGGATCGTGGACATTCGTGCCGGGCTCCTGAATCGGACGGACACGGCGCCGCTGATCGCTCAGGCCGTCAAAACCTATTGCCGAATCCATTTTCCGTATGACGGAATGGAGGAGGCGACGCTGGAACGCTTAAAGACATCCTACGATGAGCAGAAGGCACAGCTCCTCATGAGCTCTGCCTATACTGATTGGGGGGATCTGGATGCGTGATGGCGGTAAACTGACTATTTGCGCTCTGCAGAACGTCGCGGAGCCCGGATTCATGCCGAGGGAGGCTTTGGTCGATATGACCGAGGCCTTTTTCAGTTACCGGGAGATCGGCGTGACGCGGATGTATGCCGCACTTGGCGCTAACCACCAGATTGACCTCCTCGTTCGGGCTTGGGTGACGGATCTCGATCCGGACTGGCAGTACGTCGTTATTGACGACACGCAGTACCGGATCGACGTCGCCCAGACCGTCGGGGATGCGGTCGATCTGACGCTGATTCGATTGGAGGAAAAATATGATCGCTTTGCAGAATAAACTCCGTCAGATCGGCGAGGCCTTCGCGGCCGTCACGGAAAACGCCTGCCACTACTTCAGACCGGTCACGGCCTTCCCGGCGCTTATCTGGGCTGAGGACGGCGAAGCGGATTCTTTTAACGCTGATAACCACAAGGCCTGTCAAAACATTACCGGCACGGTGGATTTGTTCACCAAAACGGAATTTGACCCGCTCCTGGATGATGTCCAGGCAGCACTCGAAGGTCTGGGTGTGGCTTGGCGGCTTGAATCCGTGCAGTACGAGGACGAGACAAACGCGATCCACTATGAGTGGACGTGGGAGGTGGCAACGGATGGCGAAAATGCAAGTCAAGGGTCTTGATGAGCTCATCAAGAAGGTCGAAGAGGCCGGGAAAGACCCGGAAGAGCTTGTCAAGCGTGCGTTGTGGGAAGGCGCCGGTCTGATGGCCGACACGATCCGAGCAGGCGTCGCCAGCATACCAACTGGAGAAAGAAGAGAGATCACAGAAACGGAAAAGGCCGGGCTTCTGAACGGCATCGGAATTTCTCATATGCGGGAAGAAAACGGATCGGTTTCGGTGGCCATTGGTTTCAACGGTACAAACGCTGACGGCAAACGCAACACAACGATTATGCGGCGCGTGGAGAGCGGCAGCACATCCGTCCGGAAGCATCCTACGGTACGACCGGCGAAGAATCGTGCGAGGGCTGCGTCCCTGGAAGCAATGAGAGCGCAATTCGAAAAAGACATGAAGGAACTATTTGAATGACCGGCGTTTGCCGGTAGAGAGGAGTTAGCATGGCAGCAGGAAAGGTTACAATCGGCTTTTCGAAGCCGTATGTGGCTATTTATGATCCGAGCACGCAGGCGCTGTCCAGTGGGCAGGTTCTCGCCCGTGGCGTGAGCGTGAGTGCGGAGATCGAGGCATCTGACGATAACATCTTTTATGCGGACAATCAGGCCGCTGAGAGCGATGCTGGACGTTTCACCGGCGGCACGGTGACGCTCACCGTGGACGGCCTGCAGACGGCGGCTGAGAAGCTCATCATGGGTCTGCCGACCGCGGGCGAGGACGGCTGGATGGCGTACAACGACGATCAGGCGATCCCGTACGTTTCCATTGGCTTTATTGTCAGATATATGTCTGACGGCGTCGAGAGCTACGTGCCGTTTGTCTTCACGAAGTGCAAGTTCGCACAGGTCGCTATTGACGCCTCTACGATGGAGGACGAGATCGACTGGCAGACGCAGGAGCTTGAGGCTTCTGTCATGCGCGGAGACGATGCCAAGCACACGTGGCGCGAGGTCGGTGCTTCTGTGGCCACCGAGGCGGCGGCTGAGGCGGCTCTGAAGACTAAGTTCGGCATCACGCCGTAACAACAACGAGGGAGGGGGCTTCGCGGCTCCCTCCCTTAAAACCACATATAGGAGGGTATCATGGAAATTTATGGCAAGGAGCGAGGCTTCTTTTTATCTGTTGGTGCGAAGGACGCAATCAGCAGGCTTGACAGCAACTTGTCTGCATATATGCGGACAGCGGCGTGCGCGGTGATCCTTAATGAGCAGTACAACAAGCGGCAGAGGTTCCTCGGGGAAGAAACTACGGAAGATCTGACGCTCGAACAGGTCTTGTCACTTGACGAAAAAGCATTTAATGCGCTCTGCGAGGAAATGAGCAAGGCGTTCGAGGCGGGGGACGCGGTTACTGTCGAGGCCGAAGAAGACAAAAAAAAAGAAAGCAAAAAATAGACCTTAATTACTCGTGGATGCTGTACTACGGGCGCAAGCTCGGAATGACTGCGGCAGAAATAGAGGTGACGCGCTGGGGCGAGATGATGGATATGCTTGCGTGCATGGCAATCAGCAATGGCGCGAAGCAGAAGAAGAAAAAGAAGGTGCTGTCCTTCGAGGACGTATTCAACATGAGGTAGCAAGATGGCGGAAGATATTCGCGTAAAATTTACCGGCGATTCCTCGTCTTATAAAAAGGAACTGCAGGCGTTGGTCGCGCAGAATAAAATGTTCGAGAGCGAGCTGAAGCGCGTGGAATCTACGTTTAATGATTCCATGACGACCGAGGAGAAGGCCGCAAAGAAGAAGCAGGTCTTGAACAAGCAGGTCAAGGCGCAGGAGGAGTACGTCAACGCCCTGCAGGATCAGATGAACAAGCTCACCTTCGAACAGAAGGAAAATACCGCCGAAGGGCTGAAGCAGGAGGACGCGCTCAACAAGGCGAACACCGCGCTCAACAAGATGAAGAAAGAGCTTGCTGACGCGGAGAAGGCCGCTGACGGCTATGGCGAGGAAACCGAGGAAGCCTCCAAGCATACCGAGACCATGGATCAGGCGGCGAAGCTCCTCGCGGCCGAAAAGCTGGCTGACTTTTTTAACAAGGCCGGCGAGGCGGCGGCAAAATTGGCGAAAGCCTCTTATGACGCGGCGAAGGAATTAGATGAAGGGTACGACACGATCATCAAGAAGACCGGCGCGAGCGGGAAAGAGCTTGAAGATCTGCAGGGCGTCGCGGATGACGTGTTCGGGTCTATGCCGGTGGAGATGTCGGATGTCGGAACGGCGGTTGGCGAGCTGAATACCAGATTCAAGCTGACCGGCGATGAGCTCAAGAGCACAAGCAAGACTTTCCTACAGTTCTCGAAAATCACGGACACAGACGTCAACTCCGCGGTAGCGTCCACCTCGAAGATCCTCAAGGCCTACGGCAAGGACGTCAAGGACGCGGATGCGCTCCTCGGGTATCTGGCAAAGCAGTCGCAGGATACCGGCATCGAGACCGGGCAGCTCATGTCCAGCCTTGAGCAGAACGGCGCCACGCTCCGCGAGATGGGTATCGGCCTGCAGGAATCCGTCAAGCTCCTCGCCTCGTTTGAGGAGAACGGTGTCGATGCTTCTGCCGCTATGACCGGACTCCGGAAGGCCATCGTAAACGGCGCGAAGGAAGGCAAGAGCGCGAACACGGTGCTCACGGAGACGATCTCGCGGATCAAGAACGCCAAGTCCGACACGGAAGCGCTCCAGATCGCCACCGAGGTCTTCGGCACGCGCGGAGCGGCGGTGATGGCTGACGGCATCCGCACCGGAAGGATCGCGCTCGACAACCTGTCCGAGAGCATGGATCAGTACGGCACCGTGGTCGCGGATACCTTCGAAGCCACTCTCGACCCGTGGGATCAGGCCAAGATCGCGATGAACAACCTCAAGACGGCGGGCTCCAACCTTGCCGGTGAGGCGCTGGCGGTTCTGGCTCCGGCGATCGAGAAGGTGGTCGGATGGGTTCAGCAGGCGACAACATGGTTCAAGAATCTGCCTGCGCCTGTTCAGAAGGTCGTTGCGGTGGTCGGTGCGCTTGGTGCCGGTGCCGCGGTAGTGGGGCCGAAGATAATGTCGGTCGTCAATACGATCAAGTCTCTGCAGGCATCCACCTCGATTTTGAAGGGCTTCAAGGGTGCCGCTGACGGCGTTGCAGAATCCGGCGGCAAGATCGGGAGCGGCTTTGGAAGAACCGCCGGTATCGTTGGCGGCGTGACCGTGGCAATGATGGCGCTCAATTCTGCGCTCGTGGAGGCTTCGCTGGCGGGGAATGAATTGTATCAGGCCGCCAAGAAAGACGCGGCGGCGATGAAGGATCTGCAGAGGCAGTCAGCGGCGCTCGTGGACGAGGTCGAGGATCTGCACGCGAAGCAGGCGGCAGAGGAGAAGCAGATCGCGGATCTGTCCTCCGAGCTGATTGACCTAAACAAGAAGACCAAGCTCACGAAAGACGAGCAGGCCAGATATAAACAGGTCGTTGGTCAGCTTTCAAACCTCCTGCCGGGCTTTAGCTCCGAGATTGACGAGAGCACCGGCAAACTGAAAGATCAGAAGCAGGCAAGCACGCAGGCGATCAACGCTCTTGCGGACAACAAGCGAGCGCTGAACGCGACCGACAACCTCACCGGAGCGCTTGACCGGCAGGCAGAAGCTTTTGCACAGCAGACGCAGGCCGAGCAGACAGCAAAAGAATGGGCTGACCGCTTCGGCGTGTCCATGGAAGACCTGAAGACCAAGACGGAGGGCGTGAGCAATTCGTCAAGCGGCATAGGTGCGCTTTTTGCGAAGCTCTCTGGAAATACGAGCTACACCTTCATGAATCAGCTCGCGGACGCGGCGATCCAGACCGGGCAGGCAATGAGGGACGCGGACGAGGCCGTGAAGCTGACGACCGAGGACGTAGACCTCTATTCTGGAGCGGCAGGCGATGCGGCAACGGCTACGGATGGCGCTAATGGAACTGTGGACGAGTTCGGCGATGCTTTGGAAGAGGCCGGTGATTCTGCGGTGGATACAGCGGATGCGGTCGAGGTCAGTTTTCAGGATATTCTTGACGCGGCAAACTCTGACTTGATGGGCTCGCTGAATGTCATTGAGCAATGGGCCGATGATGGCGGCGCTTCTCTGAATGACTTCAAAGCGATCATGCAGAAGAACGCGAAGGACTGGACGAGCTACACGAACAACGTGCGAAGCTTGACCAGCGACATGAGATACAATACTGACGCGAACTTCCGCGGCATGGTCGATATGCTCATTGCACAGGGCGGCAAGGGAGCCACGGCGGTCAGCCAGTTGGCGAACGCGGTCAAGACCGGCGACACAAGCACGGTCAGCTCCTTCCAAGATATGTACGTGCGGAGCAACTCCGCGATGAACAATTTTGTCGGTGCAGTTGGGTATCTGAACGCGCAGACGCAGGCGAAAACAAAGGGAATCCCGGGATACGCGCAGACAGCGGCGACCGGCTTCTCCTCGGCATTTACCAACGCACAGGGCACCGTCAGATCCAGCGCGACCAATCTTGGCAACGTGGCAGTGAACGGCTTGAACATTGCAGGCAAGACCGGCGCTTATGGTGCAAATGCGGTTAGCAACTATGCAAGCGGAATCTCCGGCGCGAAGGGCAAGGCATCCGGGGCGGCTTCTGGCGTGGCATCCGTCACAAGCGCAATGGACAACGCCAAGTTCTACTCGATGAGCTGGGGCGCTGAACTGGTCACAAGGTTCGCCAAGGGCATGAACCAAGCGAAATGGCGCGTGACGGCGGCCTCAAAGGCAATAGCAAACGCGGCGAAGTCTTACATCCACTTCACGCTCCCGGATGAGGGCCCGCTCCGCCAGATTGGCAAGTGGGGCCCGGAAATGGTCGAGCAGTACACGGCAGGTATCAAGAAGGCTCTGCCGATGGTCGAGGCGGCTTCTGCGCAGATAGCCTACGCAGCTATGCCGAGCGTACAGATGCCCGGCGCTACCACGACCAACAACTCGCTCACCTACGGCGACATTGTAGTCAACGTCAACGGCGCGGGCGTGCAGAATGACGCGCAGTTGGCGCGGATGGTATCGCAGGAGATATTTAAGCAAGTGAGAGCAGAAAGGGCGGTTTGGGCATGAGCGAAAAACTATACTTTGCAGGCCAAGACTTAACCGGGACGCTGGGGCTGAGCATATCTGGCCCCGGCGTCTATAATGCACCGGCACGAACCGGCGAAAGCATATCCGTCCCCGGCAGGAATGGCGATATTTGGGTAGACGGCGGGAGCTTCGAAAATATAGATGTCGTCTATCCAGCGTGGATATGTGATGGTTTCCGTGACAAGATCGATATAGCACGCGGATTCTTGATGCAACATTCAGATGGCTATTATAAAATTCATGATTCATATCATCCGTCAGAGTATCGCTTGGGGCGCTTTGCTGGGGCTTTCGACGTGGAAACCGGTACAAGCAATATGACCGGGAAATTCAACTTGACGTTTAACTGCCAGCCGCAAAGATGGCTGTATAGCGGCGATGACATTCATCGGAGCTCCGAGAGGGAGAATCCGTCAGCGTCTTCATATCCGTATACGCCGGATATTCTTGGCGATGGGAGCTCGTATGTGCAAAGGATTGTTTTTGAGAATCCGACGCTTTTCCCCGCATATCCCCGCATAAGGTTCCAATGCGCGACCGGCCCGGAGTTTGTGTTGTGGACGGATCTGGGCGCGGACAGCCACAGGGTGTTGTACATTCGTAAGATTAAGTTCGAGCCGCTGGATGAGTATGTGATTTTCGATTTTCAGACGATGCAGGCCGAGCTTCCGACAAGCGTGGCGGGTGTTTTCGAGCCCGTGATTTTGGATTTTGAGGTGACGACATACGTCACAGACGGCGAGACGCAGTTTTATATATATCCCGGTTTTCTGTTTACATACTTGGACGAAATAAGGATTGCATCACGTGAAACATATCTCGATTCTGAGGTCGCGTTTATCGCATATCCGAGGTGGTACAACATATGAAAAAGGCGATTAAGTTATACAACGCGGCTGTATCCGCGACATATGAGGCGCAGGCTGTTGCTCCGGAGATCAAGATTCCGACAGCGTGGGATTTAGAGTTCTTGGGCGTGCTGTCGGACGCGATCTCTTGTGAGGTATCGGAGGAGCGGAACGGTAAATATGAGCTGGAGATGGTCTATCCTGCGTCTGGGGCAAATTCCACAAAGTTGGTTAGTGACAGAATAATCGAAGTTGACTGCCCTTTGCGGGATAGCATAGGGAAAAACCTTTTCCGTATTTATCGAGTAGAACGCGATCTCGGCGGCAGAGTGTATGTCTATGCGCGGCAGATCAGTTTTGATTTATCCTATTATGTAGCAACAGGTAGCGGGATCGAAGGGGTGCCCGGTGGGATCACAGTATTTGCGGATTCCGGCGGAGCGCATTCGTATGGTTGGAATCTACGGAAGATCTCGAACGCATATTTGCCTTTTACTTTCGGCGGGGACGCGGAGTACGACACAACAATCACCGGAGCCGGGTTTCAGCAGGCTTGGAGCTCGTGCACTTCTATCCGGTCATATCTCGGCGGCGAGGAGCTGACCGGGTACGATCTGAACGCCCTGCAGAGGTTCGGTGGTGAATATGAATTTACGAACTGGGCGGTCAATCTCTGGGAAGAGCGCGGCGTTGACACCGGCGTGACGATCACCTACGGCACGAACGTTGCGGATCTTATGGCAGATGATGATCTGGACGGTGTTTACACCTCCGTGTGCTTTTTCGCTATTGAAACTGACGGGATCTCGTATACGAAATACTGCTCGGACGTGTTCGACACGTCTTATGCTTCGCTGTTCCCGTATCCGAGGGTCAAGACCGTGGACTATTCTGCGGATGTCTTGAAAAGGTTCCCGGATGGTGGTGCGACTGCGGAGCAGATTACGGCAATGCTCAATTCTGCGGCGCAGGCATACGCGAACGCGCACAACGCTGAGGGCAACCCGGTACGCAAACTGGAGGTGGATGCGGTCGAGGCCGCGATCACGAACGTCTATCTTTGCGACACACTTCACGTCTTTTATCACCGGCACGGCCTTGATGTAGACGCTCGGATGAAGATCACCGGGTACACATGGGACGTGTTGATGCAGAGATACAATACGATCACGCTTGGCGCCATACAGACCAGTCTTGCGAAAATCATCGCTGACAACGGAAGCAAGGCTGACGTGCTTGCCCTCCAAAACGTCGCCGCCTCCACGCAGAACGCCATCCAAGAGCTACAGAGCAGGTACGTGCTGAAGGCCGGGGATACGATGACCGGGCGGCTCACAAGCAACAGACCCGGAACGCTTGGGGCGGCTACGTCACAACACGCGATTGATATAAGGAACAACAACATACAGCTTGCGAACACGCCGAGCGCTAACACGTATGATGAAGGAATCTGGTTCCAAGATTCTGGCGGCAATGGGTACGCGTCCGTGAGAACGTGGCAACAGACAGACGGAACTCTCTGGATGCAATTTTATGTGCGAAATCGTGACAGCGCAGGTGGTTCGTGGCCGGGTACGTCAAACGTGCTTGGTCTCGGCATGACTACCAACGGTATTTCAAGTGTTTCTATCAACCAGCCGAGAGCATGGCGGCCCGCGCTGTTTCCGGCAAACGTGGCCACGCAGACCATGAACGTGACTGCCTCGACGCTCGGGAACTTGTACCGATGCACGGGCACAAAATATGGCGGTATATACTTCCAGCATCTTTTCGGCCGCTTCTTCGTGCTGAGCGGTCGGTTCTTCATTGCGAGCTTTGTGCGATCTGGTGCAAACCCCGGTGTATATATCACGATGCCATCGTCTATGCCGGTTCCGCTGACGACATACAATGAAGCATACGGTTTCCGTGGAGAAAACGCGAACGAGCAGGTGATGTTTCAGTTCACGGCGAACTCGCGATCGGTTCTTGTTAATACGACCGAATCATTCACCAACGCGGCAAACGGGCGTCTGACGTTTATGTTCCTGGCGGCTGTGTGCTACTTGAGATAGGAGGGCCTTTAAATGGAAGACTATATTACGCGGCAGGAACACGAGGCCGTTGTGCAGAGGATTGAGGCTGAAGAAAACCGGCAGAACACACGGATCAGCGCGATCGAAAAAAGAGTGGATGACCTGTATGACATGAAGTCTTCAATCAGCGTGATTGATCTCAAAATCGACACGATCAGCAAAGATCTCACGAGACTGAGCAAGGACGTCGAGGAGCTCAAGGCTGAACCGGCAGACAACTGGAAAAGCGTAAAAAGGACGATTCTGACCGTGATAGTAACAGCGTTGGCAACCGCCGCGATTGCGGCAATATTTCATTTTGCATAGGAGGAGCGTATGAAAAAGTATCTGAGCAGAAAATTCATTTTGTCAGCGGCGGCTTTCCTTGGGTCAATCGGGACGTCGATTGCCGCCCTCAACACCGGCAACCAGATCCTTGCCGGGATCGGCCTGTTCTGCGCAATCATATCTGCGGCGATGTATGCGGCGGCGGAGGCGGCAGTCGATGCGGCACACAAGAAGGAGGACGGCAATGAGTGAGGAAGAAATGCTCGAGGAAATTCTTGAAGAAGAAATGAGCGCGGAAATGCTGGGAGAGTTTTCTGACGGCAGAGAGGAGGGCGAGGACGATGAGTAACAGTCCATTAGTCAAGGTCAAGGTCATCAGCCCTAACAAGACCG